CAGTACACTGAGTACGATCAGGCCACTGTGAAGGCTGAGTCTTATACCACTCTCCACGAAAGCGGAAGTCAACTACAGCATCGACGTGACGCACAGTAAGATCACGGATCTTGGTACAAAGCGGCTTTATGCCGGTCTCAGCAATTACGCGAATGATGAGGCCAACTAGCTCCTCTTTTGCATTCATCAATCTGTCAACACCTTCAGAGCCAACTCGATCACCGATGTTCTGGGGAGTTGCTCCACCGTCAGGATCGACACCAGAACGACCAGCTCGGACTTGATCCAAGTAGGTCATCATGTTATAGGCATCTTGTCCTAATGCTGGTGTTGCGAGGGGTTGGATCGCGTCAAGGCGTTTTGCGCGTATGATGCCACCTGGGCGAGATACCAGGAGGTCATCCATATTAACCATCCCCTCGACAACTACGTTGCGCTGATTATTCTGAAGGTACACGTTATCAAGCATGTTCCTCCAAAGCGCTGTCTTTTGGTCTTGTATCTGCATCAAGCGATCAGTGACTGATAGTCCTTGAAACTTGTGAGACATCAAGAAAGCCGTAGTGGTAATCCACGGCATAGATTCAATTTCTTCTACGAGCAGAACGTCCGTGGGGCTGTCATCACCTGCTACGGTAATCTTACAAAGCTTGGAAATGCCTTCTTCTTCCAGGTCAATGCGCATATAGCACTCTGAGATCTGGATCTCCTTTTCCGCTGGGTCGTCAGAATCATTATCATAGAAGACAGATTCATTCTGGAGAGTAAAGCGATAGACTGTATCGTAATCGTTTGTTGCTTCAGGAAGCTCACTAGCCTCTTCCATAGACAGATCATATTCCTCGATAGCGTCAGAGACTGTCTTTGTAGTAACATGGGCTGTGAATCGAGCCTTATCCAAGTTAATGGAGTTATGGCCAGAGTTCAAACGGAACTCTTCAGGAGGAACGGGATCAACATAGATCTGCCCACGTATGCGAGAAGCGGAAACCCCAACATCATAGACCATAACTGGGATTTCAAGCTCCTGGTGTAATTCAGTCATCTTGCTCTGAAACTGCTCGATCATTTCAGGAGGGATCTGCTGCCCAGACTGCATAGCCTGTTGAGCTTTCTGCTCCATCTGCTGAATCTGCATCTGGATGCCTTGATGCTTCTGCTGAGTCAGATTCTGGTCAATAGACTCATCCTTCGAGCGCAGCTCAACGCCGTCATTGGCCAGGAGCATATTCAGCTGCTCTTCGGTGATACCAGAGTAGTCAGCAAACTTCGTATGCGTATGCTTCGCGTAGTAACACTTGATGATGCCATTCCGCTGCATCAGTGCGTCCTTCACGAATTGATGTAGGACAATGAAGCCATCGTTTTGTTTCATCAGAACTTCGTAGACGTATTCCGATTCAAGTTCAGCCTGTTTTTCGTCGCCTTCGTGTACTGGATCAAAGATGACGACTTCATTGTTTTGGGTAAAGGACTTCATGATCTGAGGCATGATCCACTCAATAGCATCAGCTACGTCAGTTGATACGATCTGGGAACGGCCTTCGATCTCTGTGCCATTAGGCTTGCCGAGGTAGTATTCAAGGCTAAGCTCAAGGTCAGCCGTTACAGTACCGTTCCAGGTGCTATAATCAGAGTTAGTCAGCTCATTGCCGATGATATTCAGAATTTCTTCTTTATCTAACATTAAGGTGTCTCAATCATATCAATGAATCTTTGAATAGCACTTGGGTTGATATCAGTTCTATCAAAATTCTTGTCAAGAATTATCATGTTCTCAGGCTTAACAGGATAGCTCTTATAAAATGGGTTTGCATCCATAGTTTGCTGACTCATATTCCATCTGTCTTGGACCAATCGAGCCTGAGCCTCATCAGCAAGACTTTCGTAAAAATCATGATCTCGAATGATAGATCTAAAATCAGGAGTATTATTAACATCAGCCTCTTTAGCCAACTTAGTCCGCATATCTGCCATTTTAGTGAGCTCTTCCATAACAGCAGTAGGAGCTTTTGTAACATCATCGTACTCTACAAGAATATCAAGGATGTCAGAATTAAGCTTATCTGACATAATCCGGTTAGCCATACTAGAATTGCCGCCTGGGGCAAAACCTTCTTTCCCACTTATTACATGCTGGTTCTCGTGAGCAACAATAGAATACAAATCTTCATATCGGTCTAATCCTTTCCCGAACTCATCCAGCTCATCGCCTATATACATCTGTAGGTTGGCAGTAGGAGTGCCTGGGTTATTGTACTTCTGTATAGAGCCAGAACCAGTTTGAATAGGATCGCCATTTACATCTTTGTTAGAGAAAGCAATCTCATCGCCGCCGATTCCATACTGCTTCTGAGCAACAGAATCCTTTACTCGATTGCTATACCAGTCATTATCCGCTTGCTGCCGCGCATTATAGTAGTCGGCCGCAGGTTGTGTATTAGACTGCCATTTCTTTTGCTCAAGCATTTCTTGGGATAAGTAGGACTCATCTCCATGAGCCTTCTCCCAACGAGGAATGCCATCAGGATGTGAAAGCCACCATTTAGTCTGATTGAAAATCTCATCATCAGAGGCTCCAGCCTTTTTCATGCCTCTGGCCTTTATTAGCATAGACTGATCGGCATCCCAAGCTTTTGGCCCAAGGATATAGCCACCTTCACTCATTGCGCGAGGCTTAGCACGAAACAGCTCTTTGATGCCAGCCTTACCAAACTTTCCCGCTGCGCCGGCAGCAGGGATACCAAATCCAAGAGCATCAACTACACGAGGATCTATCTGTGGCCCATGACCTCCAGGCTTAAGAATAGGCTGTCCCCAAGACATATCTTCCGCTAAGGAAGCAGCTCCTTCATTGAACATCTCATAAATCGCACCAAGCCCTGGGATTTGATTATCCAGGGTCTTATTGGTATTACGGACAAGTTTGCCTGCAAAGCCCAATGCTTTCTCAATCGCAGTTTGAGGTACAGATTCTATGCGATTCTCAGCCACTAGACTATGCCTCGTCGTGCTTCTGAGTAATCGAGATCTTGGGTGGTGAAGCCACCAACGACCCTTTCTCCACCCACTGCTCCGAGCATGAGGTACTGGAGTGCGTCTCCAACATGACTATAGCGTCCTTTATCAGGCTTATCTTGGAAACGTTCCTGCCCAGAGACCTGCATACGTTTGTACTTATATCCGCCGGCACATGCCTTCCTTGCCATTTTAGCTTTAGGACCAAGGACGAAAGCTGGTTTACCACCGAAGTCAAGTCGCTGCATATAGTCTGCAACTGCTTCTCGTCTGATGGTGAAATCATTGGTATAAGTGGGCCATGCATCGATCCCCTGGTTAGATAAAATCATAAACGGAGTTTGCTCATCCGTCTGCGCTCGCTGTTCACCTGCCGGATCAGCGTAGATCTCTAGCTGGCATCCGCAGTAGTCTCTGGAGAGCATTTCGTGTAATAGTTTGCCGAAATTGACCGCTCCCATATCTTCAGTACAGAGCTCATCAATGACTTGGAATTGACCGGAAGCCGTAATTTGTCCGATGCAAGCGGCTGGAGTAAGTCCAAAGTCGATACCAACGAAGATTGTACCATTACCTGCGAGTGGGAGTTCTTCATCGGTATGATGGATATCATCGTGATACTCTGGCCATACAGGCTTGCCATCAGCAATGAATCCATATAATCCGTGTACATAGACATTTATCCACTCCTGGTCTTTGCCTTGAATGATGTTGTTGTAATAGCCAGGGACTAGATTGCGGAGGTTTTCCGCTTCGTCAGAAGTGGCTGATGGTTGATGGTAGAGGCTGAATCCAGCCGGCTTGAGCTCTTCGAACAAGTGATACCACCAATGGTCACTGTCGGGTGGATTCGTGTCAAGGATGATCCCGATCCATGGTAAATGATCTCTGAGACGATCAGGCAGCTCTGAGATGAGTGTACCTCCATCCATGAGTGTGTAGACTTCATCTAGCACTTCCTCTGGGATATCTGTAAAGTCTTTGAATGCTGGGTATCGGCCAACTCGACCTTGTAACATATCGAGCACCTGTTTAGGGATTTCGCGGCCTTCATTGATCCATCCTCCTGTAAGTTCAAGTGATAGCAATTTCTTGATGTCATCCGGTCTATCGAGTGCGCGGAATAGAACCTCCAGGTGTATCTGTGTACCGTCATCTAATTTCCGGTCTAAAGTCCATTTCATGTCCATGGCACGATAAAGGCCCAATCTGCGCGGAAACCAATCGAACCAAGTCTGCATAGTGGTATCGATTAGTTCCCGATATGTATTTCGAATAATGGCCCACCGAGACTTCCGAATTCCATCAGGATATTCATCGTTAAAAATGATCTTCTGCTCAACAGCCCGCTTCATAATGTCCGAGCAACAGGCAACTGATTTTCCGCTACCGATCGGCCCAAGTAACCCACGAACAAAGTCATCTGACTCATGGAACCGAGTCATAG